ATTCAGAATGAAGTCGCTGCGCGTCTGATACGCGTTCGGTTTGCGCAGGATCGCGGCGAGCGGTGAATTCTCTACGCGTTCCTTCCCGCCGTTGTCGAGGCTGCGATAGTGCCCGGCCCACAGCGACGCAATCGTCTGCGCGTATGCGTTGATGCACGCCTGCTTGATGGCAGATTCGCCGCCGTATCCGAGCGGTTTCAAATCTTGTTGCCACCAATTCCATTGCCACGAGACCGGCAACCCGCCTTCCATCGTCGGGTTCACGCCGCCGAATCCGAGCGCCGACTTGATGCGCGATACGATCCCGTTTTTAGTTTGCACGCGCGCGACTCCGACGGGTGCGCTCGCGCAACTGTTCGCGCGATTCCGTTTCGAACAGCGCCGCATCCGCCCGCATCATGCGCGTCTTGTATCCGCCGAACGCATTCGCCGGTTTCAACTTCTTCGCGTCCATGCCGGGAGTCATGATCTGCACGAGTCCGCGCGACTCAAGGTCAAGCGCGCGCGCCTCGTCCATCGGCGCAACGCACTCGCCATTCCATACCGTCACGATTTTGCCCATCGCATCCTCCGCGCTTCGCTTGCGTTTGCGCTCCAATGTTGGAACGCACACGAAAGCGGGGGGCATTGCGCCCCCCGTGCTGCTAGACCATCGACCGACTTACCACGTCACGCCGGTCTTCTTGTCGACGACGCCCGAGCGGAGCATCGACCACGACAGCGGCATCACCATGCGGACGGCAATGCTCCATTGCTGGAACATCGACATCGCTTGATAGCCTTGATACGCGGCACCGGTCGACCCGGCAACGTGAATCCCGCCGTCGGGCAGAACTTGTTCCGGCGTGCCGAGCGCACCGGCAGCGTCACCGGCTTGCGTGGGTGCCACGCCGTCGGCGTTCGCCATCGTGAGCGTCGCGGTGTCGGACACGTCGAATTCCGGCGTGCCGAACGCGGTCGCGAAGTCGGCGGCGTCGACGATGATCACGGTGCCCGGGGCGACGTGATTGCTGTCGATCACTTCCACGCCCATCACGCGCCCGCTCGCGAGTTCGTCGCGGAAAAGGAATCCGCCGGTCGGGATGGTGACGGTCGCGAGACCGAGTCGCTGCGCGGTGTTCATGATCAGCACCGGGCGGCGTCCCGCGTTCGCGGTCGTGAGCGTCGTGATCAACGCCTTGAGGTCGGCGATCACGGCGGCGGCGTCGCCACCGGCAGCACCGGCGGAACCGGTGACACCGGCGAGGATCGACGACGGGCGCACGCCGGGAACCGAGATCGTGCCGTCGAGCAACGCGACGTCGAGCGCGGTCGCGGTGTCGTCGAGCATCGCCTGCCGAATCAGCGTTTCCACTTGCGGCGTCGACACGCGGGCGAGTTCCTTCGTGAACGTCGAGATCACCGCCATCTTGTAGCGGTTCAGCGGCGTGCCGCCGAGCGACGTGCGCTTGACCGGGATCACGCCCGCTTCGCCGACGAAAGCACCGGCGAGGTCGGACGAGTTGCCGGTGCGCTTCGGAACGGTGATCGACCCGGCGTTGCCGAAGTCGATGCCCACGCCGCGCGACGCGAGTGCGGCGTAAACGCTGATCGACTTGAGCGAGTCGATGAACCCGTACACGTCGGAGCGCACGAGTTCGGCGGCCCATCCTTGCGTCGTCGTGTCAGCGATACCGACGGCGGTCTTCTGCACGGCGGCGACGCGCTGATCCTGCGCGTAGCGCTCCGCGATCACTTGGTCGACGGTCTTGCGCTCGACGTGAGCGAAGAAATTCGCGGTCGCCATTTTCGCCATGAGCGACCCGGCGGGTTCCTGCTTCGCGTGTCCGCCGAACGGCGCGACGTAGCCGACGCGCTGCACCGGCTGCGCCTTCTCCGCGATAGCGCTTTCGAGTTTCGTCAGCGACTCCATGCTCTTGACGATGGCGCTGTCCTCGGAGATCAGCGCGTCGAGTTCGCCTTCCTGCTCGACGGTGAGGTCGGAATCGGTGTTCTCTGCGATTGCCTTGAGCGCGGCGACGCGGTCGCGCACGGCGGCGAGCCGTTCCTGCTTCGCCTTGATTTTGTCGGCGAGGTTCATGTGCGTTCCTTTCGGGGATTGAGTAACGACGGGTGCTACCTTCGCGGGCGTTGCGCCCGACGTTTCCGACTTCGACGCGGCACGCGCATGGCGACCGGGTGCGCCGTCGTCGGCGAATACGATGCGCGCCGTGTCGTCGCTGATGTTGAGCGACTTCACGCGCAGCGCGAACTGATTTGCAGGCACGCTCACGAGCGACGCCTCATGCAGTTCGGTCTTCACGAACCGATAACCCGAGCGCGGATTGTCGGGGTCGAGCGGTTCCGCCTTCTCGACGCCGAATCCAATCGACGTCGCGCGCAGAATCCGTTGTTCGATCAGCGCGCGCAGTTCGTCGATGAATCGCGACGTGCCATGCGCGGCGAGTTTCAAGTCGGCGACGAGCGACTTCCCTTCGCGCCGAATGTTTTCCCACACGCCGATTGGCCTGCGGTGATCGTGCGCGAACAGCGCGACGGGGTTGCGCTTGAAGTTGCGCAGATTGATCCCGTCCTGCACGACGACGTCGCCGACGCGGTCGACGTCTTCGGTCGACAGCACGAACGTAAACGGATTCGCTTGCGATTGCTCGCCCGCCTTTTCGACGCGGGCAGGAATATCAGCGGGGTTTTTCACGGTGCCGCTCCGGTAGAGGCCGGGGCACCGTCGCCGGTTGAGGGGGCAATGGCGAACGCTGCGCTTCGCGCACCGACTTCGGCGGACGTCTGCGTTCACTCATTGCGGGCGTTCCCAATACACGCGCGCCATAGGGGGGCGGGCTTATGCGGCAGCATGGTGCCACCGTTTCAACATTGGCGCAACTACCCCGCAATCATGCACGAAACGTCGACCGCCGGGGTCTCGCCCTCGCCCACAGCGAACGCCGCCATCAACGCCGCCACAAGCGGGTCGATCCGCGACGTAGATTTCGACTTGTCTAGCTTGCGGTTGCCCGCAGGGTCGGGCACCGCAATCGCGTTCGCCGCCGCCATGTTGAGCAACGGGTGACCGCCGTGCCGAATCTTCTCCGAGAGCAACAGCGATTCGAACGCGTCCATGCGCGGGGCTTGATCCTTGTAGCCTTGCCCGACTTCGCGCCATTCCGCCCACGACGCGAACCCGCATTCTTCCGCCGCGCGCTTCGCCTCATTGATGCGCCACCGGTCAAAGTGAATCGACGCGACTTCGATGCGCAGTTCCTCAAACTTCAAGCGCAGCAATTCGAACATCTTCAAGTAATCCACCGTCGCGCCCGGCGTTGTAAACATGAAACCGTCGCGCACCCATGCGTCATACGGGGCACGGTCGCGCGCCGCGCGTTCCTCCACGCCTCGCGCCGGGGTGAATACGAACGGCAGCAGATGCACGACGCCATCCTCGTCACGCGCCGCCAGTATCGCCGCCGTCAAGTCATTGCGCGCAGACAAGTCCAGCCCCATCGCAACGTGCGCAGAGTTGCGAAACACGTCGAGATCAGGCGCGCGCGAGTTCGACTTCCATACCGCAGGCGCGAGCCACAGCGATTCCAGCGCGACACGCTGATTCAGCAGCAGATTGCGCGCGCTCGCCTCAATCGCCGGAATGCGCGCCGCCTGCTTCAACTGTTCCTGCAAATCCTTCCGGCTGCGGAATATCCCGAGACCGGGGTTCGCCTTCGCCCATTGCGATTCGTCCATCAAGTCCGCGTCGTCATCGGCAGCGTACAGGTGGCAAACCGTATGCGGATCGCCGGAACGAATCGCGTCGTCAATCCACAGCGACAACATATCCGCGTCACTCGGCGCCTGCGTCGAGATTGCAACAAGCAACGGATTTTCATGCGCGCCCTGCGCCGTCGTGATCGCCTCCACGAACGGCGAGGTCGACCCGCGTATCTGCCCGACTTCGTCAAGAATCGCCAGCACCGGAGACAAACCGTGCGCCGTCGTTGACTCTGCCGAGAGCGCGCGATAGTCGACGTTCTTCAACAGACCGACGATTCGTTTCGATGATGGAACGCACCGATACAAACCGACAAACGCCGGATTCATTGCCAGCATCTTCGACGCGAGGTTGTAGATCAACGCCGCCTGATCGCGCGACATGGCGCCGGAAACAATCTGCGAATTCTGCAACTTCATGGGGCCGACAATGTGCGCGAGCAATATCGCCGCGATGAGCGCCGTCTTCCCGTTCTTCCGACCGAGCGAGAGAATGGCGCGCCGCGTCGTGTGCGGATTCCCGTAAACGTCGCGGATAAATTTTTTCTGAAACTCCGCGAGCCGCATCGGCTTGCCAACGTGCGCGCCTTCCGGCACACGGCAATGCGTCTCGATGAAAAGAATCACCCGTTCCGCGTTGTCAATCATCCGAGCAAATCGTCCGTCGCCACCCGGTTGATCACGTCGCGCGCCGTAGCGTCCGCCTCATTGCGCCCGCGTTGCCGGTCGCTAGTCAATGCCCGCTGCGACGCCGAAAGTCCAAGCGTGCGCGTGAGCGATTGCATCGCGTTCGTGGTCTGCATGAGCGCAGTCACGAGCGGGTGCGTGCGCTCGCCGCTGCGCCCGCTTTGCGTGTAGCCCTCGACCCGCATCTCCGCTTCAATCTTTTCAACGTGCCCCATGATCTTCGCCAGCGAGGTCGCCAGCGCGCGGTCGTGCCTCGACCATGTTGCCGTTTCGCGTGTCGCCACAATGCCGTCGAAGTGAGCGCGGTCAACTTCGTCTAGCGCGCTCGTGGGTTCCAGCCTCGCGCTCGCGTTCGTGGACATTGCCGTCGTCTGCCCCGCAATGGAATCCCGCCGTGCCCTTCGTGTCGCCATGTTGATACCCCTTTCGCCGTGAGTTAAAAAACGCGCGCGCGGACGTCCGCACGCACTAGCATGGTGCGCTAAAAAGCGCGGGCGTTAAAAAACGCATTTTTTCTGATTTTGCATTGACGCGGCGTGCCGAGCGCCGGTCGCCGGGCATCGCCCAAGTTTCGCCTCGCCCGCCCCCTTGCGTGTCGCCCGCCCGGTGTGAGTGTGCGGGATTCATTCGTGGTCGCGCCAGCGTGACGGGGTTGTGGGGTCGGGGAATCCGTCCGCGCCGGTTTGGGTGAACTGTTCGCGCTGTCGGTTGTGTCCGCCCTTTTCCGCGTGGCGTTTGTTGTCGCATGCGACGCACAGCGTGCGCAGATTGCCGAGCGTGAGAGCGAGGTCGGGGCGTGCCTTGACGGGAACGATGTGATCGACTCGTGACGCGCCTTTTGCGTGTACGGGGGCGCCGCACTTGGTGCATGTGAATCTGTCTCGTGCTACTGCGCGTCGGCGCAGCGCCTTCCATTCGGGGGTGGAGTAAAAGCCGGTCATG